AGAATTTTTAAGCTCTTTGATAGTAGCTATTATAAACACTATAAATAGTATAGACACAACACTTGACAAAACTATAATATCCAGATTCTGCATATTATTTCTTTTTACTGTTAAAGTAGTTTAATAGTCCAAGAATAGTTGGAGGCCACAAACCAATAAAGATTGCTTTTAAAGGATCACCATGTGTAAGGTAGATATATTCAGATACGAAAATACAAATTACACACATAAGGAGAATCAAAATCTCAGACATTGAAAATTTATTCATTATTTTGAGTTTTTAATTGAGTTATTAATGTCCTCTACTGTAATGAAAAATAAGTAGATTCCAATAAGATAGATAAAAAATTTTGTTAATCCAACACCAATCATAGTTTAATTTTTACTGATTAATGAATCAACTAGTACGTAGCTAAAGAATATAACGCCTAGTGATAAATTAACCTCAGAACTTATTCCTACTGATAGGCCTAGTCCAATGATTAGTTTAATAGCTTTTAAAGCATCACTAATGATTCGTTTTGACCAGAAATTATAATAGTTGTTCATATTATACGTTTAATGTTTATAAGCCTGTTGAACCAAAGCCTCCTGATCCTCTTTCAGTGTTTCTGTTAGGAAGCTCATCTACTTCTTCAATATCAAAGTAGCATACTGGGATCAAGACAAATTGTACAAGCTTTTGGCCTGTTGCTACAGTTTGATCTTTGTCAGATATGTTTACCATGTGAAGATGTAACTCGCCCTCATAATCTTCGTCCACGACGCATGCACCAACTTGTAGACCTTGCTTGGTAGCTACACCTGATTTGTTGAATGCAATTAAAGCGTAGCCTCTTGGCACTTGCACCTTGATACCTGATGGGATCAATACAGACTGTCCTGGTTTTAAGACAGTTGTTTCAAAGTCCTCAGGCACATAGAAGTCGATACCGGCTGAAACGGAGGTGCCTCTATTTGGTGTTTTTACGTCTCGTAACTTTTGTACTTTCATTTTGAATAGCATTTTGATAGTCGTTTAGTGAAGCAATATAAGCTACACAATCTAATAGGTTGTCTTCTTTGTGATTGTAAGCCTGTCTCGACAACTTGAGCGCAATCATACAATTGTACATGTCGACTGCTGTCAACTCTTTACGGCTTAGCAACGATGCAATCTTGGCAGCTTCTTGCATACCTTCTTGCATTGGCCCATATTGACGGGCTTTCTCTTCAGATCTCTTGTAGATGATCTCGTTAGCTTGTTCTAGTATGTTCATAGGATAAATATAAAACAGATTGAGTAAATGATAAAATCATTCCCCTAAGTACTTAGTGATGTCGGTCTTGTCACCCCACTCTCTTTGAGAGTCAATGTCACTTGGCCTGATTGTTGGCTTAGGCATGTTTCTTGCAACGTTCCAGAACCAATCTCCTAATTGACCATACTTCTTCATATACTCCCAACCTTTAGCGTCGTAGGTTTTGATACAATCAAATGGAGTATCACTGTCACAGTCTTTCAAGAACTCTTTATGGTATGTATAGAATTTAGCTCGACCAAGTTCACCTGGTTGTACGTTTCTTGCAACAGCAACTGCACTAAAATCTACGTTAGGTAGCGCAATTTGAAGAGTTCTTGATAGAACTCCTGTAGAAAATACTGACCACATTCTTGGTATAACCTTGTCTTTGAATGCTTCATGAAAGATCTTAACTCCACCTGCTACTACTTGCTCGTGCTTAAGACCAAATGGTAGATATTTTGCGCCTATCTTTTGCGAGAACTCTTTTGCCCAACCGTTAATAGTTGGCATTGCTGGTGTTTTTATGAAGATAGGTGTTGCTCCATCTTCAATAACACGTAGTTGATGTTCAGACGCTTCTTTAGACGCAGGCATAAATAGTATAAGCTTCTTGTTGTACTTCTTTGCAAGATACGTTAGTGAGTAAGGAGCGTATCCTGTTCTAGGTGCAACATAAACTAAGGTGTCTTCTTTCACTTGACTAATCATGAAGTCACCCATCTTGGCTTTTGTGCCGTATTGAAAGTCGCCATCGTCTATAACATTATAGCCTTCAATTTGTTTTAGCTTAAACTCAAAGTCTGGCTTGTAGTCTTTCGTCATTTCAAGGTAGTAGTTTAGGTCTCTACCATCTGACATGTCTAGATTAGACTCGTCTGTCGCTTTATTTATGTACATATTATTTCAGTCTTTTAGAGAAGTCGTAGTATGTATCTAGACCCCAGGTCTGTTTCAATATAGAGTTGTTGTGCATTCTACGACCATTGTTCTTAATGATGTGATCGTCTGATTGATACTCTTGGAAGTAGCGTACAACGTCACAAGCACGACTATCTTCACAATCAATAGGGTTTAAGTTATACCTATTAGATAAAAACTGTAGCACTTCATTGATGTACTCGAACTCTTTTACTCTAGAGCTAACCTTTGGAAAGATAGCATTAATGCAACGAATAGCATTTGTGCCAGCGTACACCCAACCTTTTGGGTTAACGTAGTTAGGAAAATACTCTCCTAGGTCAGCTGCAAACGCAGTTAAAACAAAGTTCTGCTTCTTGAACCCAAGGTCTTTCAAGTATTGATTCCCTAGATCAGTTATTTGATAGATGTCGTACCTCTTAGTCTGAACAGCTTCAAAGATGTGTCTAACTAATCCTTCAGAGTAGTCTGTAATAAACTTTCTCAAGTGGCCACGAGTCTCACCTTCAAATGTAAACTGTGGTAGTAAGTAGCCTTTGTTATCTGTGAATGGTGTGATGCGGTTTCTAAGGTCTTCTTTCCATTCTGGCCATGTATATCGGTTCTTCAATATAGAATCTACGATCCAGAAGTTACCGAAGCCGTGCGTCCCTAATATGTCCTTGATGTGATCCTTCTTGTATCTTGGAACGTAGTTAATACCGGACCCTGCTAAACGAAACAAGTAAAACAACATGAACCAATCAAAGTCGTTTTTAATATCGTGATGTGAAAAGTGGCACCCCATTTTTCTTAGATCTTTTTCTTTATACCATACAGCTTCTGTAAATGCACAGAAGGCAGCGAATCTACGATGAGCCGTATCATAAATAGGCACATGATAGATAAGATCATCATTCACGTCTTCATACAAGTCACCTTCATAAGGTAGACCTAGACTACCATGTTGCTGCATTAATAGACTACGCTTATCGTATTCGTCTAGTGCTTCTAACAGCTTTTCGTTGATTATGAATTTCTGCATTAATTTACAATTATAGTTGTAGTAAACATGTAATGTTTCGGCTTCAAGTGTACAGATTGCTTAGGTTCCATGTACTCAAACATCTTCATACCATCTTCATCTACCCATTCATCTGGCCATTGTAGTGTATTAATGTCTGAGTTATTCATGATTCTATTTGCAATGTCTCTTAAGTGCATACGTTCTTGTCTTGTGCCAAAGTATGGTTGTTTGAGATACAAACCTGTACCAGGTAATTTACGACTTTCGTGCTCAACCGGAAGCAAATTAACTAGAGTTGCGTTGTTCAGTTTTTTAGAGAACTCAACATAACGTTTAAATAGTTCATCAGTCGCTGCTTCAGGATTTCTTTGTCTCATCAAGTGAAAACGTAGATCAATGTTACCAAAGTATAAAACGATCTCATCGTATTTACTGTTCCACTCTTCTACTAATGAGTCTGCATCTTTCAAAAAGCCGAACAAAGTTTTCCCGTCTGTTCTATCGAGACCATAGCCTGGCTTCCATACACTGAGTGAGTGTGAGTCACCTCTGACTAACTTTCTTTGAGTCAAACCATACTGTCTAGCATAGTCAATACAATTGATAGCTGGAAATACATGGTCTACTTGAAACCTCTTATTAAAGACATTTAGATCAATAGGCACGTTTACTGCAATAATTATACCATTGTAATTAGCCATTGCTTCTAACTTAGCTCTATGTTCAGGCTGAGGCCCTCCAATAAAGTTGAATACGTTCTCTTGATAGTTAACACCTTCTAGAATATAAATACGCTCATAGTCGTTCCATGTAGAAGGATCTGGGTTAAAGGATATTTCACCTGGGTGCTGTGCTTTTAGTATATGCATCATAACGTGATAGTAACCACCTCCATGGTGTGAGACTGAACTACCAACATTATTGAGCATACCTA